GGCCGGAGACCGGCACCGCGTCGGCGGCTGCGATCGAGATCCTCATAAGGGCGAGCGTCAGCTCGGAGAACTCCGAGACCGTGATGCCGTTGGCAGACTTGAGGATCGCCACGACACAAAAGGATTTCATTTTCTCCGCGAGGGAGGGCAGGGCGTCGGCTGCGATCGAGGGGCCGTCTGAGAATTGAACGCTCATTTTGTTTTCTCCTGCCGCCGCCATACTGTGGCCGCGTCGACGACACGGCTCTGCCTGTTCTGGCAGCTCTCACACTTCAGGTATTGAACCTGTTGCCCGCCGGCCCGATGGCTCGAGGAGACCTTGCAACGGGCGCCACACTGCCGGCAACCGGAACTACACATGGGCCGCGATCCTCGCTGCGAGGGCGGCCGCTGCTGCTCGAGCACCGGCCGGCGAACGGGCTGAGATCACAGGGCCGACGGTCTCCGGGGCGTCGTCGATCCAGATGTCGACCTCGATCCCCGCCGTCGATGCCGCCTCTCGCTTGGTCGATTGCGGGCCGCACAGGATAAGGGCCGAGACTTGCTCGATCGCATCGCCGAATGCCTGCCGTACGTCTTCGACGTTGGCGTCGGTCTGCTCTCGCCGGCTGATACACACGACGCGGTTGCCTCGAGTAGTCGCGTCGGCGACGAATGAACGCCACATACCAGGGGCGGCCGAGAAGGTCTTGTCGAAGTCGAGGCTAATCGTGAGCCCGCCGGCCGATCGTTCCACCAGTTGCGTCGCTTCGCTCCACGACTCAAGCGAACGGACGGCGACGCTCGTTTGTGGGTACGCTGGGTGGGTTACGACTGAAACGTCGAATAGCCCAGACACGGCCGATATCGTGCGAGTGGCGAGACCCTTGTCGGGCTGAGTCCAAACCTCCCCCGAAGGATTTACGGTGAACGCGAAACTTGACCCAAATACGTCTCTTCTTTTCAGTAGAGTTTGAGCGTCGCGGCCGAGTTGCGTATCCGGAGGGTCGATCTCGTAGGTGAGGCCGCGAGTCTCATCGACGGCGAGCCGGAGCGTACCGCTCGTGGTACGGCCGAGGATCTGGCTCGGGTCGTGGTTCCATAGCCCGACTACGTCCAACTTTTTGCTGGCGAGTACGGCATCGAATGCCCCCGGTAGCAGGATCTCCCGAAAGCCCCCGAGGTCGTGGCTCGGTTTGTTGAACACGGCTGCGACGCCGCGAATCTTCGGCGAATCCTCCTCGCGGAGTTCTACTGCGATTGAGTTGGCGTGGTCGAGTTCGACGTAACGGCGTTCCATGTCATGCTCCTGTCGGGTCGATCGGTTGCGCCGCAACGTGCAGTGGCGCGAATCCAAGTTGCATATAGGTGAGATCCGCTGCCGGATCTTCGAGGATGTCGAGGTCTTCTAAGGATCTGATCTCGTTTGGGCTGATCGCGGAGAGATTGAAAAGCGTCTGGTAGTACTGAGCCCTCGCCACGCTGTCGCCTCGGAGAAGCCCTCGGCTATCCAGCTTCGCGTAGACGTTATCGCCGTAGGTCGACAGGATGCTGCGGTCGATCGCCCCCTCGAACCGGCGCTGCCAGGGCAACAGGCAAAACACCTGAGCGCTCAAATATTCCTGCTCGACATTTGAGTATTTAGCCATAGCCACATCGCCCACCAGCGTCGACGGAACCCCGAACGCTCGAGCGCATTCCGACACGATCGAGGCTCGGAGATCCATCATTTGAGCGCTCTCGGCTGAGTTGCCGACGAGTGTTTTTGCGGTGACTTTGCGTGGTAATACGGCTGTTTTGCCCTTGTTTTTAGCCCCGGCGAACGTGTCCCGCCACTGCCGGCGAAGCTGTTCGACCGCTTCCTGCGGGATCGACTCGGCCGTTTCGAGTACGACGTCGGGCCGGCCGCTGTTGTCCCAGTAGGCCGAGGCCGCCGTGTCCAACTTGCGCGCGAGCTGCACGCTCGTAGCGCAGAGCTCGGCCGGCATCATTCCCGTATAGCCGTTGTCCGAGAGCCACCTAAAGTGCAGGATCTCATCCTGTCCGTAGGGCTTGAGTTGGTTCTGCTCGGTGAGATAGACGTAGGAGAGGCTGCCGTCTGAGAGTCTTTTTACTGTCATCCGAGAAGGGTGCAACGGTATTAGCTCGCTACAAAATCCGCGATCGCCGGGAACGATTCGCGAGTAGCCGTTTCCGTAAAGGGCGGTATGGTGTCCCATGATCTCGAGCCATTCGTACTGGCTCATCCATCCGTTAGGCCGCTTGCAGAGTACGCCGTAGACCGGCAGATCCTGAGCCAATTGCTTGCGCCGGTCTGGCATCGTCCGGAAAATATGCAACGGCATTGACGCGATTGACTGCGCGATAAAGCGAACACACGCGAGGATCGCCGTCACGCGGATGGCGGTCTCGGCGGTGACGCTGTTGGAATTGTTCCAGAGCACCGGCGAGAATTGATCGAGCGACCGCATCGAATAATTATTTTTGGGCGATGCTTTGCGGGATCTTCCTGCCGGCTTTGGCTTTGCTGCTCGCGTGGTCGTGATTCCCTTGAGGGTCTTTGGCTTAGTCATATCTGCTCAATCTTCCAAGTTGTTTCGGCGGTCTCGGATGTGCTCGCCAGGGCGAGACCAAGGACGGTTGCCACGATGCCGTCGATCTTTTCCTGCGAGCGTTTCTTATCGGCCTTGATATTCTTTGAGCTGTCCTCGAACACGACGACGTTATGAGCCATCCAAGTCATGACCGGATTAGCGTTAAAACGGATCTTCCTGCCGGCGACCAAACTCTCGAGGAGCTTGCACGGCGACGTTAGCGAACCGATCGACTGTGATATAGCTTCTACTTCGATCCCCGCCCGCTGAAGTTGTGTCGCAGTGCTGCCGGCGTTCCACATGTCGATCCCCGCCGAGATCACCCGTCGGGTCTGGGCGTGTTCGACTATGTCGGCCACAACCCGCTCGTAGTCGCACCGGCTGCCATCGGTCGCCGTTACCCAACCTTGGTCTATCCACTCGAGGTAGGGGATACGATCTTTCCTCGCCCGCTCTGCCGCCGTGTCCTCGGGAATCCAGAACTTGACCTCTACGTCAAAGGTTCCATCGGGCGCCGGATAGACGAACGCGGCCGCCGTGATGTCGAGCGTGCTGGCGAGGTCGATCCCGATAAAGCAGTCGCGGCCGGCCAGCGGTACGGGCGGCGGGTCTTGCACGGCCTCCCACGCCTCCTTCGAGAACCAACGATTGTCGGGCTCGTTCCAGACGTTGAGGCGGTACCTCTGCCACGAGGAGAACTTGCTCGGGTTTGTGGTGGCGTCAAGGTAGTCGGCGGCGAAGTCCTTCTCCGATAGCGTTACGCCGAGGCTCGGGTTTGCCTTTGCCCATGTCGCCGGGAGGCTCGGGTCGTCGTCCTTTGACGCGGCGTAGATCTTGCCGAAGAATGTTGGGTTAGCCTTCGGGTCGGCCATCACGAGCTCGGCGTCGCGATGGAATTGCCACGCGATGCTAGTCCGGTCGTAGCCGGCCGTGGAGATCGCGATCGTGATCGGTTGAGACCGTGCAGCCCCCGCCCACATGAGGGCGTCGACCAGAGCCCTCGACCTGTGGGCGTGGAGTTCGTCCACGATGACGGCCGAGGCGTCGATACCCTCGGCCCTCCACGAGTCGGCGGCCAGACACTGGTACCGACTGCCGCTCGCCTTGTGGACGATCGTGTTCCTCGAGTCGATCACCTCGCAGACGGCCGAGAGTTGCGGCGACCTGCGGATGGCTGCCGCTACGTCGCGGTATATGAGGCCGGCTTGAATCCTGTCGACCGCCGCCCCGTAGACGTTCGCCCCCGGCTCGCCGTCTGCCAGGAGAAAATACAAGACGAGGCCAGCCATAAGACTGGATTTCCCATTCTTCTTCCCAATCTCGATCCACGCCCGTCGGTACCTCCGGAGACCGCCGTCGTCCACCCAACCGAACAGGGGCTCGATAATGTCGTGACGCTGCCAGGGCATGAGCTTCATTGGCTTGCCGGCCCACTGCCGCCCCTTCGACATCGTGACGAATGTTTCGAGGAACGTAGCGACTCGGTCGGCTCTCGCCTGCTCGAAGTGATAGCCGTCAACCGCTTCGGGCCGTGGCTTAACCGCCGGCGTAGCTGGTGAACGCTTCGAGGGTTGTTTCCGTTTTGCCATTAGAGACACTCATCCCTGAGCGAGCGGCAGGAGTGCATCCGAACTCCCGTTCGACTTTGAGCATATCGGCGTGGTAGCCTCGTAAAAGTGCCGTTGCCGGATTGACTACCCGCCGGCCTGAGCCGATTTCCGTATCCATGCCGTCGGCCTTCACTGCTCGGTAGGCTTCGCAGTAGAGCTCCCACGCAACGCAATAGCGTTCGAGCGTCTCGCGGTCGGCGGTCGTGAACACGCCCATAGCCAAAAGTTGCGGCGCCTTGCGTTGCCACATCTCAAGCGCCAGACCCTCGAGCGTCTCTGGCGGGTCGAGGTTTGCACGCTCCGGCGTTGGCTC